TAATAACAGGAATAAGCGTCCGACATCCTACTGGGATGAAGATATAGTCCACTCCTTAAAGATGGTAAATTTAAGGGTTCAGTGCAACGGTTTTAATTTCAATCAATCTATTCAAGACAGTCAAGGTCATGTAATTAATACTTGGGGAGACATCTTGAATCGTGCTGGACTCGGTTTAGAGGTAATGCACGAAAGGAATGCACACAATTTCCCACTGGATCTTGCTGCTGCTTCCACTACTGAAGTTGCTTTAACTGCACCTTCAATCGGTTGATAAAATTAGAGGCCCTTTACGGGTCTCTTTTTTTATGCTATAATGGAGTTTAATATTTTATAAATAGTTAAAAGTTTAAACACCACAATGAGAACCACGAAGATTTGTAGAACCTGCACACAAGAACTTCCTATCTCTGATTTTAGAGAAGGTCGCAGAAGGTGTTTGAGGTGTGAGGAAAAAACTTATGCTGAAAATTGGGCAAGTAAAACTCACATCACTTGCAATAAGTGTGGTATAGAAAAACTTATTTCAGAATACTATAAAGGTCATAAGAGATGTAAGGAATGTTATAGTAAAGATTATAAGGATAAAAAACCTTCTTATGATGATAAGAAGGATTATATGTTGAAGTATACTTATGGAGAAGACTTTGGATTGGAGCAATATAAAAATATTTTACAAGAACAGAATGAAGTATGTGCTATTTGTTTTAATCCAAATACTAATGGTAGAAAAGATAGCAATAACCTTTATGTAGATCATGACCATAAGACTGGACAAGTTCGTGGATTGCTTTGTAGCAATTGTAACAGGATGTTAGGATTAGTTGGTGATAACTTAAATACCTTAAGCAGTGCAGTTAAATACTTACAAAAACACCAATGGACTTTCTCTACATCCTCCTAGCATTCCAACTCTTCGGAATCATTATGTTTATACTGTCCATCACACAAGATCTCTAATACATAAAACAGTTACTTCTTACTAATGAAAGACCTATCACTTTCAGAAGACCAAATTAAACTTCTTGCGGATGCTCTTTGGATGCGCCAAAGATGTTTTGTTGCTGGTGATAAAAGATTTAAAGAATATGGAGCAATGTTAGACACTCTCCTTGAAGATATGAATTATGTTCCTAACAGATCTTGAAATGATTACTTCAACAACTCCATATAAACTAGCAGAGATCATTAGAGATACTTGGCCAAACCTTTACAGACCGCCAGTAAAGACCTATAATCAATCAAAAGCACAAGAAAAGAATGTATGATTATTGGGTGGTGACAGATAAAACCACAGGTAGGGTAATTGCTCATTGTGGAGATGAAAATGATGCATTGATGTTAGTTGGATTCGATAAAGACAAAAGAACTTATCGAAAGCAAAAGTTCATTATGGATCAGGTCATTACGGTAACATCAACAACAGATAAACAACTTCCTGGTCAACAAGGACTACCTGCAGCAAAAGAAGAACTTCCTCCTATGGATCTTCAGCAGCAAGTATGGTTACCTGAAGGACAAGGAGTTCCAGTTAACGCTAAATAACTTTCAGTTTTATAAAAATTATGAAGTTCACAGTTTATTCAAAAGACGGTTGCCCATATTGCACAAAAGTTCAACAAGTGCTAGAGTTGGCACAACTACAACACGTAGTTTATAAGTTGAATAGTGATTTTACTCGCGAAGAATTCTATGCAGAATTTGGAGATGGTTCTACATTTCCTCAAGTGATTGTAGATGATAAACACATTGGTGGTTGTTCAGATACAGTTCAATATCTACAGGAGCAAAAACTAGTTTAATGGACAATAATCTTTACGAAGTTTGTAACGACGTAGAAAAAGCAATTGATTATGCTTTTAATGGACAATTTGTTTTAAGTTTTTATGAGTATCTAAAAGTTCGTGGAACGAAGAGAGTAGAAGTTGAACAGTTCATTGAAAGTTCTACGGCTAATGAAATCAGTAATCTTGTAATGGATTTGGATGACTATCTTGAAGGTGGATCAGATGAGATTCATAAGCAACTTCGTGAAGGATATGGGCATATTCCAAAACCACAAGCAAGAAAAATAAGAAATTATCTATATGGCATTCTTGAGGATGCCTGGAGATATAATCATGATAAACGACCAGGAAGACGAAAGAAGCAAACTAAATAAGTCAGAACCCCAGATTAATCGGGGAGTTGAATTATTATTACGCAATAGGAGGAGATCATCTGCACCAAAGACTTTTCAAGTGAAGTTTGGTAAAATGATCTCTCTTTTTCGTAGAGAGTTTCATTTTTTTATAGAATTTAATTTTGATGTAAGAAAAAAATAAACTCTCTGGAGAAAACAAATGGAAACAGCATACGTAGTAACATTCATTACAATGTTCACCTTGCTCTTTTTTATGGTAGGAGGTATAATAGGCTGGTTAACTTATAGACATTTGCTGGAATCAAGACCTCCATATTTGCATCCAGAGTTCTTTGACGAAAATGGACAGGTTATTCCTGACGAAATAGTATCTGTACGATTTGAAAACGATTACGATTATGACTATGACGACGAAATCGAAGACGGCGACGACTGAAAAACCGATTGAAACTCTTCCAACAAATCCTTTTGTTTTTGAGATTCTAGAACTTGCATCGAAACAAAAGAGTAATGCAAAGAAGGTTGAAGTTCTTAAAAGTTACGAGCACGATTCTCTAAAGACTGTTTTTATTTGGAACTTTGATGAATCTGTTATTTCTCTTTTACCAGAAGGAGAAGTTCCCTATGGCGATGTAAAAGAACAAAATGTATATTCTGGATCACTTTCAACAAATCTCTCTATGGAAGCAAGGGGAGGAGAGTCTGCCACTGGCCAAGATCTTGATGGTAGAGGGAGGACTTCCTTGAGGAGAGAATATCAAAATCTATACCACTATGTAAAAGGTGGGAATAATACTCTGTCTACAATTCGTAGAGAGATGATGTTTATTAATCTTCTACAGGGTCTTCATCCTAGGGAGTCAGAAGTGTTGATTCTCACTAAAGATAAAAAACTGCAAACTAAATACAAAATAACTCTTGAAAATGTAAAAGAGGCATACCCCGATGTTCAGTGGGGTGGTCGTTCATGAGTGCAGCAGTAGGAGAAAAGAAAAAAATGGCAGAAAATAAACCCAAAATCAATAAAGTTCTGCCTCATGAATATGGTTGTGAGATTCTTTTTGAAAAAACTACTGTAGAAAAAGTAAAAGATTCTTCACTTCCCAATGATGCATATTTGATTTGGTATATTGTTGATGGCGAAGAACATATTGATCTAACTCGTTGTCCCAAACGAGTGAATCTTTTTGATATGTATTACGACAAGTATGGTCCAGGTGCTGTTAAGAAGATTGATTTTGGATATGGCAGAACCAGTCCAAAACTTTGGGGATACAAACAACCTGAGAAGAAGAAAAGAAAATGAGTCAAGGATTTGATGTAGAAATTGAAATGCCGAAGTCTGATATTGACAAACTTCTTAAGCAATATAAAAAAATAAAAAAATATCAAAAATCATCTCTGTACGCTATCAAAACACTGGACGGAACAGAAGAGATCATTAGTTCATTGATGAAGGAAGCGGAGGAGAATCCACTGTAAATGGGAAAGCATTATCTACTTAACTTGTATGGATGCTCGTTTGTTCTTTTGGACGACGAGCGTTGTCTTATAGACTTATTGGAAAACGCAGCAGTTGCAAGTGGCGCTACTGTGATTCAGACTATCTCAAAAAAGTTCGAACCACAGGGTGTCACTGTTATTTGTTTGCTTTCAGAAAGTCATATCTCAATTCATACCTGGCCTGAGGAAGGTAAGGCAGCAGTGGATGTATACACCTGCGGAGATTGTAATCCAAAGATCGGTTGTGATATGATTATTAATCAACTTTTTGCGACAAGTCATACGTTAAGTTACATAGAACGGTAATTTATCTTTTCCTAAATCTTTTCACTTCTTCTTGTCTAAGATTTAATCTTTGATTTTTTACTTCCTCTGTTATATTCCATCTATTATATCCTATCCAATAATGAAGATTGCTTTTCATCCAATCGCATTCTTCTTTTTTTATTTTAACATATGGTAAAATTTTAAGAAAAAATTTTTCAATTTCTTCTGTCCTACTAATTTTCCATTGGTAGGTATCTGAATAATTTTTTCCTCTATTATACACAGATCCTATATTCAAATAATCACGCATTTCATCCAAAACAATTTTATTGTATTTCTGGCAAATTAAAATGCAAGGATATCCTGGAGCAAGACCAATATATCCTTCTCCGTCAAAAAATCCAGCGATATACTGCTCCATTTTTATATTTTAAATTTCATTTATTATTTATGTAAGTTTGTAATAATATATACCATTCTGTATCTAAAGTTACAAAAGTTTTTGCATAACTATACTAACAGGTCTATAAT